CCAAGTCCCACGCCGTGTGGACGGGAAACTCCGGGTCGTACTCCACCGTATCGGTAATGCGGCCCTGATCTGCCGCCTCGCGCATTTCGGTTCCAAAAAAAGCCCCGAGTATGGCGGCTGAAAAGTCGCACTCGTACTCCTGCTGATACTGGTCAGGGCTTAATTGCGCTTGTGCAGCGGCTAGTTCGCTGCTAGGGAGTAGGCCCGAAATGGAGGCCGGTAGGCGCAGCAGGAACCATTCATCAGGTATGCGCTTGGCGGTTTCGTAAATTTCCCAAAACTGATTACGTCCCTTCGGCGTGCCGCTGAACACGCACCAGCCCTGGAGATCTGACAGGGCTGGGCGTAAGACATTGCCGAATACGCTGGGCCGAAAGTCAGCGTACTCGTCCAGGTAAAGGCCCGCAAAGCCGAGACCTCGCATGGCATCTCCGGCGTTATTGTCGGCCCCGAACAGGGAAATCTTGACGCCGTTCACCAGCGTCAGGGTCATCTGCACCTCGTTGGCTTCTTTGAGGACAGGTTCAGAGTAGCGTTTGAAATAATCCCACGCGATGCGCCGTGCTTGGTTAGCGAAGGGGGCGACGTAGCCGAACAGCCCATTCCGGCCTTTGTACATGATGGCGGCGCGGAGGATGTCGTTGACACACGCTACCGTCTTGCCTGCGCGACGATGGGCGACGATGCAGCCCCAGCGCTGGGTGCGGTTGTGGAAGGACATGAACGCCTGCCGTGGCGCGTATTGAATTACTACTGGGGTGGCAGCCATGTCACAGTCAAGTCCTTACCATCGGCTCCGGTTAACTCGTTCTTATCGCGCTGTCCGAGATACTGCTTACCGAGCCAAACCAGCATCGTGGTGTTGCCTCCCTCCAGCGCCTTCCATTGGTGGCGGCGCAAGGACATCTTGCCGTTCTCCATTCCATCTTTATAAATCTGGCAAAACTTCTCGTCACGCAACAAAGTTTCGACGCAACAGCCAAGCCACGCGGCTATCTCGACCTGCGTACATTGGATGCTGGCGAGTTTCTTCACGGCCTCGTAATCAATCTCAAACCGTGGCCGACCGCCCCCCTCACCCTGCCGTCCCTGCTTGGGCAACCCTGTGCGTTCAGATACCGTTGTTTCTGCGCCACGCTTTCTCATGCCGCCGCCTCAAACGGTTCGCCATTGGATTCAAGCATGGCCTTCTGGCCGGTAGGGCAAGCCGCACTCATTCAGCGATTCCCTCTGCAATAGCTGAAAAGCTTCATCACTGATTTCAACTTCGCCGCACGCCTGCGCTGCCTTCTTTCCGTCCCCCTTCACGAAAATAAGGACATTCTGGTGAGTCTTCCCAAGTTTTCGGCTCGCGCTAAATTGCTTCCCTGCGCGGATCGGCAAGCTCCCAACTGCCGTCACTAGGATGGCCTCGTTGTAGTAGGCCAGCCCAGCGTCACGGAAAGCCTGCACAGTATCGCCCACGAAGTCGTAATAATTACCCTTCTTGTCGCGCACCTCGCCCACAACGAAACAAGCGAAACGATCATTCTTTAACAGGCCGCAAGTCTTCTTGATGATCTCGAAGTATGCCGCCCGGAATTCCTCATAAGGTAGCGAGGAAAGGTCAGCGGGGTCGTCCGAATAGACCTCCAGATCGGCGTATGGCGGGCATGAATACACGAAATCGGCCTGCACATCTTTGCAGACCTTGTCAATGTTCCGGCTATCACCGCAATGCCATACCGGAATCGGCTCGCTGTCCTTGATGATGCTGTCGGCCTGCTCTCTGTTGGCATCCACTTGCTCCCGCCGCAATTCGCCGCCGATATACTGACGGCCCAGCTTCGCCGCGACGATGCCGCGAACGCTGCCTCCAGCGAACGGGTCGAGGATGACTCCACCCGCAGGGGAGAACCAGCGGTAGGAAAGCTCACACAACACCGGGTCGAAAATGCTGGTTCCGGTCTGGTCACTAGCATTGCCTTCCGCACCGAAAGTCTTCCCAATCTTTGCGTTTTTCTTGTTCATGCCGCCGATCTGTGCGCTACGCCTGCGCTGCCTTACTGATTGCAACTTCGCCGCTTCGCTGAATTGCAGCAGGTTGTCCCCGCGCCCCTTCTCGCTTTCGATACCCATGGCAATCCACGCCCGCTTCCTTTCCTGCCACCAGCCTTCGCGAGCATTCAGCACACTAAAAGGCGCAATTAGAAACTTGTCGGATAACTTACCAGAGCCATTTGCCTGTCCTTCGGTAAGCTGCTCGTCACCAAATAATAGCTCATCCAGCTCGCCCGTGTCGAAGCCCAGCAGGTCGAGGTCGAAGTCCATGCCTTGCAGGTCTTTGATCTCCAGCGCCAGCAGGTCTTCGTCCCACCCGGCGTTAAGGGCAAGTTTGTTGTCGGCAATAACGTAAGCCCGCTTTTGGGCGTCCGTCAGGTGGACGAGCCGAATGCAGGGAACTTCTGTCAGTTTCAGTTTACGGGCAGCCAGTACGCGCCCGTGCCCGGCAATGATGCCGTTGGCCTCGTCTATCAATACCGGATTGGTAAACCCAAACTCACGAATGCTGGCGGCTATCTGCGCCACCTGCGCGTCGTTATGGATTCGGCTGTTTTTGGCGAACGGGATTACCGTTGCCAGTTCGATATGCTCAACCTGCATCACGCTTAGGCATCCGTTTCATGGCTTCTGCAATGAAGTCTTTAGCTATGCTCTGTGGGATGCCTGCGCGTTTGGCGAGCGCGGAGGTTGGGGTTACTACCGGCGGCATCATTTAAATATCACCGTTTTGGTTTTGCTCGGCGTCCAGGGCCTCTGGATATCAAATCTTCCTCTGGCACATTTAATCTGAATATCAAATCTTCCTCTGGCACATCCAACCATCGCCACGGAGGGCTTTGACGACGCCAGTAGGACCTACTTTCTGGCTCTAAGTTGGCTTCCCAGACTTTCCTCCTTTGCACCGCTCGCGCTTCCGCTTCGCCAGCCAGTCGCCGATATTGGTCGAATGCATCGATACCTAATAAATCATTTTTCACTTTGAACTCCTCTGGACTGCCGCCTCTGGGAAATCCCTCTCTCCGCTGAATTGCGTGCATCATTTCATGCAACGCTGCCGAGGTTGCGGCGTCTGGTCTGTCCCTGACGGACATTCCGAGGTCGATACGCTCCGGTAGGTTGCGCTTGACGTTTGGGGGGAAATATGCCGCTTCCGCGCCTGACCCTAAATTTTGGTTCTGACGAATTATCAGTTGCCGCAGATCCGGATACGCCTCATAAAGTTCCGGGTGTTCCATTGCCAGTTCAGCGGGGATACCAGCAGTAGCGGCATCAACATCAACGCCTTTCCGCAGGGATGCCCCGGCATCGCTTATTTCCTGCTTCCAGTGTGGGCCGAACGCCCGGCCTGTCCCCGTTTCGCGCCAAATGGTGTTGCGGTCAACGCCCGCTTGTTCCATCTCCAAGGCTCTGCGTTCGGCGGCAGGGTCATACGTTTTTGCCGCCTTGCCGATAAAGATTTCGGCACGGGTCGGGTCAAACCGCTTCAGAAGTCCTGCAAGCCGTGCACCGGGAACCGCGCCCGTACCGGCAAGTGCCATCCCCGCAGGGTCGCCAGCGCGTCTGGCGCGTTCGACGTCGCGTAAGGCGAGGGCAGGGCCGATCACCGTCTGCCCAACTATGGGCAGCAAACTCGCACCCGTCTCCACCGAGATGTCAGCCAGGTCCTGTTCTTGCGGATCCAGCGACAATGCGCGTTCAAAGCGACCGCGCAGGTCTGCCTTTTCCTGTAAGAACCGCAGCGCAGCGGCCAGGTTCTCACGATTCCTTACAGCTGCCTCGGAGCTTGCGGTTGGCACCGGCATCAATTCCCCAGATTGGGTTAGACTGACTTTAAGCGGATAGGTTCGTGGTTACAAGCATGAAAATCACACCCGACTACCTCGCTGAGCAACAGAAACTCCACCAGAATCCTGCCTACGGGGTCGCCTCCCTCGCCTTCGCCCCCATCGTCGCCCAGTTGATCCGCGACAACGGCTGGCTGTCGGTATCCGACTACGGCGCGGGCAAGCGGCGTCTGCGGGAGGGTTTGGCGCGGGCGGGTGTGGAGGTGGACTACCGCCCGTATGATCCAGCCTTCCCCGAGTACGGCGAACCGCAAGCGGCTGATCTCGTCTGCTGCATTGATGTTTTAGAACACGTTGAGCCGGACTGCGTGGCTGCGGTCCTGGACGACCTGCAAAAGATCATGCCCAGGTTTGGGTTTTTCTCTATTCACACCGGAGCGGCGACCAAAGTGTTATCGGACGGCAGGAATGCCCATTTAATCCAGAAACCCCCGTCGTGGTGGCTTCCAAGGCTTTGTGAGCGGTTTGAAATCCATCACCTCCAAGCGCATAACCTGATGGGTCAGGGCTTCTGGGTGGTCGTCAGCCGCGCCTGAAGAAGCCACGCCACGGTGTCGGCAGGGTCACGGGCCAGGTACCACATCCCGAGCGGCTCAAACGCCGCCTGGAAGCGTTCCTGACCCGCTCGCAGTTTGCCCCTAGGTGTTTTGATTTCGAGGAAGGCCGCGAAGCCAGGGGCGGTCACCAGTTTGTCTGGGACTCCTCGACCGGCTGCACCTAGGTCGTGGACCGCGAACCCAGCCGCTCTGACGGCCTCGGTGATCGCCGAGTCATTAGCATCGCGGCGTGCGGCGTAACGCATCCCTCAAAAAAGTTGATTTTGTGTCGATTGATAAGGTAGGCCACATGAGCGCCCGCGTGGAGCAGGGCGTCATTCTAGCGCGGCCACCTTTGCAATGCGCTCACCGATCCACCGCATCACGGGCACGGCCATCGAATTGCCCAACG